TCTGCGCAAGGATGAACGAACCTAAATCATAGGTCTTCGCATCCGCACCTGACGGAACACCACCAACGCGAGTGAACAACCACCCGCGCCTCGCAAGATCCGCAGGATCCACGACAAGGCGAGTCTTGTCGTAGGGGGAGAACAGACGAGCATTCTCGTTCTGCATCATCCCCTGGAGTGTCGCCGGCACAGCGTCGAGCACATCCATGTCCACAGCGAACACAACATTGCCACCAGCATTTGTTGCGTCCGCAGGGCCGACTGAGTTCACATACTCAAAAGCCAGCTTGCGGAAACGATACTTTTCATACCGACGAGCCTCCGACGACAACCAGGCAAACATCTGGGCCAGCCCGGCATTGATCGGATATGCAACAGGGGTGAACGCACTGGTTCCCACTACCTGCTGCACAAGCTCGCGACGAGAGCAAATCTTCGTCTCATGTCGCTGGCCAGTCGAGCTCATTGCTCGAGCAGCCGGCAACATCGCCGACACTGAGGACACAGCCCCACCGTTCGACTTCCGATTGCGGTTACGACGCCGCTTTCGGCCACCATTCTGGCCAACCGGCACAACGTATGTTGCCACACGCACCGGCTGGTTACCACCCTGTTTGCGAGCGCGCTTCCGCGCCGCACGTTTCCCTGGAGGAGACATTTTGGCGCGACTTACCGTACGCTGCGCGCCAATAACTCACTCTAAACCAAGGTGGAGTCCCATCTGCTCACTCTGCGTAAGCAGGTCCCTACGATGTTTCTCAAGATACGGATAACGAGCAAATAAATGCTCAATGAAACCCTTGACTATCTGAGCATCGTCGGGACATGGCCATAATTCATACCAAATTGAAGCTGCGCGTTGCAGACGGATTAGTGGATCATCCGTCCGGGTATAAGCCAAAGCCGAGAGAAACTTTGTCACTCTCGGTTTACGCACATACTTGCCCGCCACAGTAAGAGAAAAAGCTCCGCAATACTCAATGTCATGCGGGTTCATCGAACCATGAAAGGTCTTAACCGTGACCAATAGCGTTTTCCACGTCGAAATAATGTGCTCAGCTGTAAAATCCATGCGAATAAATTCATGCATGCTAACTAGCGAGTCATCACCACACAAGAGACACTTCACATAGTGCTCAAACTCTCGACGGGAGGCATCAGGATAGACGCCCAAATACGCATAACCAATCAACATGTACAATGCCATGGTGTTCAAGAACAATGTCAAGAACCATCCCGAAGGGTTTCCGCTGTGTTTCCACAGCATACTACCACGACACGACACAAGCAAGGCGTCCAAGGCCTGAGCAAACAAATCCTCAAGCTTCCCTCGAAATTCAGGGGGCACAAAACGCGCCACATTCCTAAACACAAGAGTAAAAACGTACCGAAAAAGAGACATATCATACATCTCCTGGTCCATTCCAAGGAACCACATATACGGGAGAGATCGAATATCCGATCCCAACCTCCGTACTGCGGGGCTCGTACAGCACTACACCAAGTAGACTCCGAACCCATTAACTTGTCATGCATCTTACCACAAATCATAACCATCGCGACGTGGTGCTCGAGAGGCGCGCTCATAAACAGGCGCGTCTTCTTCTCGCGAATTTTCTGCAACTTCACAATCTCATCCTTAAGAGCTAGCCCAAATAGGGCCCACTCCACTTCATCAGTACCAAGGCGCGCAATATACAATCGCACGCGCTCAACGACTTCCTCATCGCTGAGCGCATCCTTCTTGG